GCGGAAGATTAGTAATAAAAAAAGGGGAGCAAACCATTACGGCAAGCTCCCCTTTAATTGTTTCTAATATTAACCTAATATTAATCCTATTATAATACCAGCTATAGGTCCTAATACTGCCCATAGTTCTAATATTCTAATCTTCTTTAACTCTGCATTTGTAAAAACATTATCAGACGTATCTAATATAACATTACCAGCTTTTTGTTTAAGCTCTTCTGTTTTCTGTTTTAACTCTTCTTCTAATTGTTTAATTTGTTTTTTTGCATCCGCAAAAGTAAATTTACTAGCCATTGTTTTAGTTTTAATTATTAATTATCCATCACAGGATACACAGTTTGGATCCATAGCTTTAGCAGCTATGTCACCTCTTAGAACTGATTCAGTTCTCATATAATAAAGAGTTTTTATACCTCTTTTCCAAGCTTCAAAATGGACTTTATTAACCCATCTTGGCTCAGCCTCCGCAGGAAACGCTAGATTTAATGATACTGATTGATCAATATAATCTTGACGTATACCAGCTTGTCCAACTAACTCCAGTTGGTTTATCTCCTTAAATGTCTTATAAACATTCTTGACAGACTCGCCTTCTTCTTGAGTTAGTCGTCCGAGGTGGTCGTAAAACCATCCATCGAGTTCTTTAATTCCTTGAATGGATCCACCATCTTCCAGAATTTTATCCCAAGTTTCCTTGGTATCAATACCAACTTTCCTAAGTACTTTCTTAAGTTCATTATTTTTTCTTATAAATGTTCCTTTAGCTGATTGTTCTGTAAAAACATTAGCTGCCCAAGGCTCTATGCCGGGCGATATGTTACCACTTAGCTTGCTGTTTGAAACAGTAGGCGCTACAGATCTTAAATGTGTATTCCTAAAACCTGTACCTACACACCATAATGGTTCACCATATATTTCAGCAAGCTTACGTGATGCTCTTTCGCTTTCAATTTTAATTTTACTAAATATCTCTCTAGTTTTAAACTGAGCTAAAAGCCCTTCAAAAGCTATTCCCTTCTTCTGTAACAGCGTATGCCAGCCTAAGACACCTAAACCTATGGCTCGGCCTTTTTCTGCTGATCTAATGGCATTTTCAAAGCCTTTCATATTTTTGGCCTTTTGTATAAACTCTTCCATCACACCATCTAAAAACCATGTAGCATCATAAATAAGATTAGTATTTTTCCACTCATCATATTTAGCTAGGTTTAAAGAAGACAAACAACATACAAAGCTATGACTTTCATCTGTGTGTAATGTAATCTCACTACAGATATTAGTCATATGTACTTTTAAGCTATTGCTTTTGTAAGCAGCTGGATTAGCTTTGTTCGTATTACCTTTAAAGAGGATATACGGCTCGCCAGTAGCTTTACGTTTTTGGAGGAGTTTACTCCATCTGATTCTTGCTTCTTGATCTCCGCTCTCGAGCTTTCGCATAAACTTATCGCCAACGACAGCACACTGATGTAAGTTAAGAGATTGCCTGTTGACGTCGCCTTTAGGTTCTCTGATTTCCAACCATTCATCAAAATCAGCGTGTTCGATATTGAGATTAACGGATGCAGCTCCTCTACGTACTGATCCTTGATTGGTCGCGAGTATAGTTGAGTCATAGATCTTGCAAAAAGGGACAACTCCATCTGATGTTCCATTACCTGTAATTTTAGCTCCGGCAGGGCGTATCATATTGATGCCTATACCTACTCCGCCGCCGTGTTTAGCAAGTAGCATCATTTCTAAATTTTTATTACCTATGTCGTTTATGCTATCAGCAACATCAATACCAAAACAAGAGATCGGTAAACCTCTGTCTGTACCTGTATTAGATAACACAGGTGATGCTAAACATAACCAACCTTTCCATATGTATTCAAAAAACTGTTCAGCTAGTTCTGGTTTATATAAACGTCTAGCTATAGCATTTGAAACCCTCAAGTAAGCATCTTTAGGTGATTCACCCATTAATAAATATCCACCAACTATAGTTTTTCTATATACGTCAGTATCACCCCAATTAGGGTAGTCTATACCCTTTTTCCACTCGTTGTTCCACATTATTATTTTTTTTAACTTGTTTTAAAGCATCTTGTAAATGCATTTTTTCCCAGTGCATCCTGTACTGATAACCACCTGGGAAAGTAGCATCACACTGACTACATTTTATAATATCTTTAGCCACTGTATAAGTATATAGTATATCCAATCATAACATTTAAATTAACAGCAACTAAATTCCATTGTTTAGCTAACCAGACTTGAGGTAACGATATAAAACCACCTATTATATAAACTATGGGTCCTATGTTGCCTGAGCTCAATATGTAAGGACCTATCATTATAAAAGCAGTTCCCATATATCCTAACCTATGAGCTAATCTTTCTTTAGCACTTATTCTTCTGTCCTTAACTAGTAATTTTAAAAAACTATGTTTCATATCCAATTTAGTATTATGTTTAATGCTATTAATATATTAGTTATAACAGCTTGAAGTATTAAAAGTGTTCTTACAAAAGCTACACCATCAGCATTTTCTTCAGATTTTTCTCCTAAAGCTTTTGCCCAAATCCTCCATATTTTCCTCATTACCAAATATCTTCAAAATCTTCACCTTCATTTGCTTTAGAGTAGTCCGTCGGACGTACAGCAAAAAAGTCAGTATGAGTGTGGCCACCAGTGAGATGGTAAAACCAATCGAGTCTGCTTGATGCTTTGTCATCGAAACTAAAGTACTGCCCGAGGTGCTTGTAACCAAGTTCAACGAGTTTTTCATTAAGTCTTTTTCTAATGAATTGTTTAAGATCGTTGGCTTTAAGGTTTTCAATATCTCCTTGTTCGAACATTTTATCAATGTATCGCTCTTCTGCTTTAAGCATTGCTTCTGCTGCATTTATAACGTCTTTTTTACAATCTTCTAGTAACTTATTATCTTCTTGACACATGTGTCTAAACAACTGACAACCCATTTTACTATGTAATGATTCATCACGAACAGACCATTTCATCTGTTGACCTATTCCTTTGAGAAGATTACGAAGCTGGAAGCTATAAAGAACAGCAAAAGCAGAATAAAGACTAACTCCTTCTGCGAATGCACTAAATATTGCAAGGCTTGTTGCAATTCCAATACGTTTGTTTCCACCATAACTAACTAAATTATTAAATCTTTCCATTGTAGCTTCGTCTTGTAAAAAAGCTTCAAAATTTTCTAGGCCTAGCGTTTCATTAAGATAACTATATGCTACAGCGTGTATAGTTTCTTGACTACCAAACATCATGGCCATTTGTCTTATCTCATGCTTAGGAAACCACGATACAACTTTTTGCGTCCAATAATCAGATACCGCACACTCTGTCTGCGCAAATCCCAAAAGTATATTTCCAACCAGGTTCTTCTCTGCTTCGGTAAGCTTCTCGTTCCAATCCTTGATATCACCTGACATCGGTATCTCGGTATGAAGCCAGAACGCTTGAGCTTGTTTAAGCCATCCCTCAGTATAGTATTCTGGATAATCAAACGGTTTGTATGCAATTATTTCATCAAATAATCCCATTTATTGTTTTTCTTTTATATTATACACTTGTAATTGTTTTTTAACTTGTTTTCTTACAGTTCTTTTAATCTGTTTTCTTTTTCCGTCAAATAAATATTGTCTATATGTAAGCCTAACTTGAGGATTAAAATTATTTAAACCTTGTAAATTTTCAAAATCATAACCTATAGACTTAACGTCAACACTACCATATTCATTTAAAGGCACATCATAAGATGTTCTTGCTTCTAAAAAAAACTGACTGCCGCCACAAGAATTTAAAATTATAATAAACATTACATATATTATATTTTTCATACCTCTAGTTTTTTATCTTCTTGTTCTTTTTTTCTTTCTTCAAAAGCTATTTTTAATTCTTTTAAAGCTTTTTTATAACCAGGCATTAGTTTAATTAATTCAGTTGTGCCTACAGAAATATCTTTCATTGTATTTAACTCTTGAATTATTCTATTTAATGCATTAGCCATTGTGTCTATTTTATTAGACATTTCTATTAACTTATTTTCTTTCATATAAATAGTTTTTTACCTAATATTAAAGGACTAGCATCTTTATTATGATTAATTTCATAATGATTATCAAACTCTTTAATAAGTACAGGTTTGTTTTTAAATCTTATTGGATACTTACTTAATACATAATCTTCTATCTTATTCATAATAAAACGTTATACATAATTCAACAAAAGGTAAATAAAATACGTGTTCTACAAACGTTGGCTCTGGATAACTTCTCATACCTACAAGAACTCCAGGATAAAACCCAGCGCTAATTTCCCATCCTGCCATTTTTTTCTTCTTTTAAATAATAATTTAACATAGTCATGTGGTATTTTATACGTTCAGCATAATGATCACGTAATAAAAAATCCGTGCTTTCTTCCGATTGATTCAATGTCAGCATATCTAATTGCTCCATGTGTTGATTTTATATAGTTATTAATATCTTTTTGTAACACTCTACGAGAATACATCATCCTCGCTTCTTTCTTCTTTCTTTGATCAGAATCATCGTGTGGTCTACTTCCTTCTGGTTTTGCGGCTTGTAAAGCGTCTTTCCAATCTTGTTTTTCGTGAGCCATAGCTTAAATAGTTTCCATCTTATAGGGAAAGACTCATTAGCCCTTCCCTTACATTCAATTATATAGTCTTTTCCAACAAAGTCAGGTGTATACTTAATTCCCAGTATTTTCTTTTGCCCTCTGTTAGTATATTCACCCTTTCCATTTGCTTGTTTTTCGAAAGATTCATTGTTAAAATTAAATCCTTCGATAAGCTGGAAAACTTCATTTTCATATCCTTCAAATAGTTTGTTTTTTTTAAGAGCCATATATGTATAACGCTCTAAACCTGATGCAAAATTAATGCCGTCATAAGTAATTTTCTTAGACTGTACTGGACCTTTTTTTCTAGATCTTTTTTTCATCAAGTTCTATTTGATACAAAGCTAGGAGGTGGTCCTGGATCTGGATAAGCAGATATTGTTTGAGGATCAATAACCTCTATATCTTTAACAAAAGTACCATTAACCATTTTACCTGTACGTTTACATATAACATCATAAGCAGAGCCTATGCAGCTTTCTATATGTACACCTCTCATATAAGCTAAATTAGTTAACACAACAACCATATCGCCTATAGCATCTATAACCTCAGGCTGATCATTTTTTAACAAAGCTTTAGCAAGCTCGCCAGCTTCTTCTTGAAGCTTAACATATTGTGTAGTGGCATTACCTTTGTCATATAAACCTCTTTCTTTTGCCCACTGTCTTATTTTCTCAAACATTTTCATAGGTTTTTTATCACAGGTTTGTTTTTGGAAAGGACCAGCCTCATGCATTGCCTTATTATAAACATAACAACGATTAGCATTAAACATAGATGTTTTAACATTATCAATGATCCACTCTATTTTATCTGTAGCGTTTATGTTAATAACACCATAAGGTGTTTCCCACTGCAAGTCACCTAAAAAACTACCATTAATATCTTCTTTAGATATTGCAAATGTAGTTGTTTGTTCTGTTATGTTTACTTTTTTCATTTGTTTATTAAATAATTTATCATAAGGTTTAATATCTACTTTATAGCCTAAGTCTTGTTGAAGTGTTTTTTCGGCTTTTGCAGCTTCTTTTATATTATCTGTTTCAAATAATATTTCATATTCACCAGGCTTATAGCCTTGCTCTTTTTCAACACGCTTTTTAATGTTTTTAGTACAACCTATTTTTTTACCAGGAATGTGATACACTTTGTACTTACCTGATTTTAAAGCAATACTCATTAATATAAAACATCAAATACTAACATTGTCCAATTTTTACCATCTATGTTTCTAGATGCAAAACCTACTTCTTTACATAATTCACATGTTATTTGTTCATATGTAAAAATATTGTCTCCCGGTACTATTAATCCTATAACAGCATTATAAAAATAATTATCAAATTCTTTAGATGTATGATAATATAATTCACCAGTACTATCTAAACTTGGTTGATAAAAACCTTTTTGTTTTACAGAGTCTAATCTGTTTAATGCTAAATTATTTAACTCATAACTTAAATATAAAGGTTCTAATGAAGAGTTTAATCTTATAGAATTTGTTAAGTTTAGAGCTCTACTTATTTTACCAGCTTCTTTTTCTTTTTCTATATTCCAACTTTGAGCACTTAAACTAGTTGAAATAAATAATAGTAATAATAATAAATTTCTCATAATATAATTTTAAAAGTTATAATTTAATCCTCCACCGCTTGACCTTTTAATCATAGCTTCTTCTATCTCATCGTTTAAACAGCGCTTAGCTGCTTCAAGATATAGTATAGCATCCATCATTTCTTCTTGAACATCAATAATAAATCTGTTAAGATCTTTATCTTCGCCTTTAATTTCCTCCATCATAGTTGCACCGTATTTCTTTTGACCTGTCAAACTACGTTGATCCATCTTTTTCAATACAGTCTGTACTATTTCATCTTTAGTTTCTATTTGCATATTATTATATTTTATTGTTATAAAGGTGTAAGTTGTGTGCGTAATGATAGTAATCACCTACAGGTATAGACAGCCTGTCTGCAACCATTTTTTGTAGATATGAAAAACAATACTGATCAATACAAAAGCCAAACCAGAGATCATTAGATCGCATTAGAACAGCCATATTTAGTTTGTTATTTAGTACAGTAAACTGAACAGCATAAGTACACGGTGTATCTTTACGATACTTAGCATGTTCTTTACCGTCATAAATACTTATAGCTGCATGCCTAGTATCTTTCTCGTGTTTTAATTTAGCAATAACATAATCTAGTTGATGATTACGTTCCCATTGATATCCATAATTAGAATTAACATAACGATCTATAGACATGCGTTCCCATATAGCAGGAACTTTGCCATATAGCTCGCCAAGCTTATCAATATTGTTATCTCCTGAAAGATACCACTTCCATTCAGCTTCAGCATAATCTATATTAAAGTTTCGTTCTTCATTTGTTATAATATTATCTAAAGGATTAGACATAGTAAAACCTATGTTAAACAAAGCTTTAGTATCGCCAAAGTCTACGCCATCAGATTTTATTTTAATATAAAAATAATTAAAAGCGTCGTTAGCATTGTGAAAATTAGTTTTCATATGATAATAATAAATATTTATATACAATTGTGCTAAAACATATATACCAAACAAAAGCAATAACTTTACATATTAAATAGTATAAAGAACTGTTTTTGTTTTCTTGCATTATAGTTTCTAAATTAATTAATATAGCCAATAAAGAACAAGATAACATTATTATAGCTTTTAATCCAATAACTTGTTCTACCATAGTATAAGCACTTAATGCAAATCCTGTAAATATAATAATAATTATTGAAAGTAAAAAGCTTTTTATGCTTAAATAATTAAATTTTCTTATGTTTGTCATAATAATATTTATATGCATTCATTACTTCATCCCATATCTGTTTCCAGTCATACTGAAACTTAGATTTGTAAACTTTATTATGTTTACCAGGCTCTGATATACCAACATACCATTTACCAGGTTTGTTAGTTACAGGAACAGGAGATATAATAATACCCTTATTAACTCCCCACATATACCATTTAGACTGCTCATCATTCATCATCCACTCATCATCTAATAAAAAGCCAGACTTCTTTTTCTTAGCAAGCTCTCTTGCTTTTAAAGTACCTACACTCATCTATCCTTCCCAAGGCATAGAGTCTAGCTCTTGCTCGTGCGGTATGTAGTCGCCTGAGTCTTTGTTCCACTTGAAGTGTGCTTCTGCTTGGTTTTCGCCAAGATTCTGAAACTTAACTTTGAGAACTTTAACCTTAACTGTTTTATTAGCGTAATTCCTATGAACCAAAAGACCGTGATAACTAGCATCGTACCACTCACCACCTCCTTTAATCGAATACATTGTCGGTTCATCCATTGTTCCATCATCTTTCTTATACATTTTAGTTGGGTGAGCTACAACAATAACAAGTACATCATGCTTCTTTGCAAAAGCCTCTATACGTGTTAAGTATTCCATCGTTGCATCAGGTATACTCATTGCACTAGCTCCGTTCATTTTTACTTTATTATATGGATCTATAACTAAACACTTTATACCTTTGCGTTTAACAAGCTCA